TATTTAGATTGGGATATCAACCGTGGTATCGTCAAAGAAATTTATGAGAATCCTTTCCAAAAAGATGAATCACAAACAGATAAAAAGATTTCAAGTAAAGGTTGAGTTTAAAGACGATTCCGATATGATCAGAGTTAGAGCGCAGTACGAAAGCCTTCTAACACAAGACATGAAGGGAAAAGGTTATGCAAGAGTACTTGACATAAACCCAGCATTTTCGGTAGAATTTGACGGACAAACATGGGTGTTCTTAATGACACTCTATGGAGTATATGTAGGAAAGAAGAAAGCATGGCAGTCAGAGGGAATTACGCAAGGAAAGTTGATTCCACGCAGTATGCCCCAGACCACATCAAGGCTATAGTAAAAGGAATAGGCCTAGACTGTACTGGTGAAACTGATGTTGAGATAGCTTTCTACTGCCCATTTCATTCTAATAGACACAGTGCTAGTTGTAGTATAAGTAAAACAACTGGCGCATGGCTTTGCTTTAATCCATCATGCGGAGAGTCAGGATCAGTAATTGATCTTGTTAAAAGAGTATTGCATAAGAATGACTTTCAAGCAATGAGATATGTTTTCTCAAAAGAAAGTATTGTTCTCGATAACTTTGATGAGATGCTAAGCTCTGTTATGGAAGACAAACCAGAGTTTGAAGAATTTTCACAAGAAGTATTAGACAGATTGCATGCAGATCTATTCGGCAATAAAGAGCCTAGAGACTACTTGGAGTCTAGAGGAATTAATGAAGAGTCAATGAAACACTTTGGTCTTGGATACTCAAATGCAACTGGCATGGTAATCACACCAGTCCATAGTCCAGACGGAATCCCAGTTGGATTAGTTGGTAGATCAATATCAGATAAAAGATTTAAGAATAGTACTAACCTTCCAAGAAGCAAAACAATGTTTAATATTCATAGAGCAAAAAGAGAAGGTGGAATCGTAATCATTGTTGAGTCTAACTTTGATGCTATATTAGTACATCAAGCAGGCTTCCCAAACGTAGTAGCAACGCTTGGCGGACATATATCATCAGATAATATTTCATTATTAAATAAATACTTTAATAGAATAATTATAATGACAGACTCAGATCAAGCAGGAAGAGAGCTTGGAAACAATATAGCCAGCAGGCTACGCAACAAAGACCTCTTGTGGGCTTCTTATGAATATGGTAAGATATACCCACATGATGCAAAAGATGTAGGCGATATGACCCAAGAAGAGATTAAAGCCTGTATTAAGAACGCAGTATCCAATATTGAATATCAATCTTGGAACCCGTGATACAATAAAAGAACAGATGGATTTACACCATCAACTATAAAAGGAGATAAAATGGGTATAGTAAAAGGTCTTAAGGGACTAAATCAAGTAATGGACAAGCCTTCATATTCAGAAGGAGATAGCACAAAGGCACGTTGGGCAAAGCTAGAGGATGCAGAAAGCGTTAAGATTCGTTTTCTACAAGAGCTTGACCCAGACTCACCAACATACAATGAAAAAGCTGGACTTGGATTTATTGCAGTTGAACACACAAATCCAAAGGACTATCGCCGTAAGGCACTTTGCACAATGGATGACCAAGGCAAATGCTATGGTTGTGAACAACATCGTAAAGATTATAAGGCAGGATGGAAGGGTCGTTCACGACTTTACATTAATGTTCTTATCGATGATGGTAAGGAAGATCCATACGTAGCAATTCTTTCACAGGGCTCAAGCGGAAAAACAATTACACCTACACTAATTGAATACGCAGGAGAGATGGGCTCAATTACAAACCTTATGTGGCGCATCAAGCGTTCAGGTACAAAAACAGATACAAGTTATACAATTATTCCACTAGCAAAAGATGAAACAGCATTTGATTTATCTACAGTAGAGTTGTATGACTTAGAGACTACTGCAGTGCGTGATTTACCATACACTGATCAAGAGTCATTCTTTGCTGGCGAAGGCGGACAAGCAGAAGAGACAAACTCTTCGACAAGCAGCAGCTTAGACTGGTAGTAAAGGTGGGGCGGGTTACCGCCCCACTCTGCCAGAGTAGCCCAGCGGTAGAGGCGGTAGACTTAAAATCTATACAGCGTGGGTTCGAATCCCACCTTTGGTACATAATAGAAAACGGCGGAAATGATTAACTTAGAAATACCAGATCCATTTGCTACATTTGTAGCAAAGAAGTATGCAAACTATAAAGGTATGCAGTATGACTTCTTTGCAAGAGAGTGGCATACTAATTGTAGTTGCTGTAAGGAAGAGCTGTTTGCACCTACTAAAAAGACTATGACAAAGATTAGACTTTATCATACTAGAAATGAATGCTTGGGCGGATACTAATGAGCTTTACACACCTTCACGTCCACTCATACTATTCATTAATGGACGGACTAAACTCACCAAAAGAACTATGCCAGGCCGCATTAGATGCTGGACAAACAGCAATTGCAATTACAGATCATGGAACACTTTCATCACATCGTGATATGCAGATTGCTGCAAAAGAATTAGGAATTAAACCAATCCTTGGTGTAGAAGCATACATCTCCCCTACAGATAGATTTGATAGATCATCTAAAACAGATAAGTCTATTCAGGCTTACAACCATATTATCCTTCTTGCAAAAAATAAGAAGGGGCTAGAAAATATTAACACGCTTCAAGAGCTTGCGTGGAATGAAGGCTTTTACCATAAGCCACGCATTGATAGAGAGGTTTTAAAAGAATATGCTGAAGGCATTATCGTTTTGTCTGGATGCCTCAACGGTCTTATTAGCAAAGCTATTGAGCGTGGAGAATTCTCAGAAGCAAAACTTGTACTCAAAGACTTTAAACAAACTTTTAATGAAGATTTTTATATTGAGGTTCAATCTCACAACCCATCAGAGATCAACGCCAAGCTTTTGGAACTGGCCGACGAATTAAAAATTAAGGCGGTGGCAACAGGAGATGCTCACTTTGCTAAAGAAGAAGATAGAATATTAGAAGAAGCCTTGCTTATTCTATCCACATCACCAAAGGCAGATAAAGATACAGACTTTGACATGTCTAGAAATATTAAAGACATGCTTGATAGATTTAATTATCTATATCCAGATAGAAGAATATCATTCCAAGACTACAACCTATTTATCCAGTCACGCTCAGAAATTGAGACAGACTTTAATAAAGCTGGAATTAATCGAACAGACATATATGAAAATACCATGGAGATTGCAAATAAGGTTGAGGAGTATGATTTCTATCAAGGCCTAGACCTGCTGCCAGTCCCAAAGACTGATGCCGATGAAAGACTGCTAGAGTTGTCTGAAAAGGGCTTAGAGAGGCTTCAGAAGGCTTTAGACCCTATTTATAGGGACAGGCTAAAGGAAGAGCTAGACATTATTGCGTCAAAGAATTTTGCCTCCTATTTTCTAGTGGTTGCAGATATGATTAACTGGGCCAAGGAAAATGATATACGTGTTGGGCCTGGCCGTGGCTCAGCAGCTGGATCATTAGTTTGCTATGCCCTTGGCATTACGGATGTAGATCCAATTGAGTATGACCTACTATTCTTTAGATTTATTAACCCAGAGCGAAATGACTTTCCAGATATTGATACAGACTTTGAAGACCGTCGTCGCAAAGAGGTTAAAGATTATTTAAAGAAAAGATTTAAGCATGTTGCTTCCATCTCTACATACACATACTTTAAAGACAAGGGTGTTGTAAGAGATGCTGCTCGTGTATTTATGGTGCCACTTCAAGAAGTTAATCGTGCATTAAAATCAGTAGATACATTTGAAGATTTTATCGACTCACCAAATACAAAAGAGTTTAGATTGAGATACCCAGAAGTTGTATGGCTTGCAGATAGACTTCGTGGAAGAATTAGATCAGTTGGAGTACATGCTGCTGGAGTTGTAGTGGCAAAAGATGACCTGAGAAAGTTTGCCCCAGTCGAATCTCGTGAAGATTCACAGGACAAGGTATCAGGAAGAATTCCTGTCGTCGCATACGATATGGATACGGTTGCAGATATAGGTCTTATTAAACTAGATGCGCTAGGACTTAAGACCTTATCTGTGATCTCAGATACTCTTGGATCAATTAAAAAAAGACACAAGAAAGAAATAAATCTTTCAGACCTGTCTATGGATGACCCAAAGGTTTATCAGATGCTCTCAGAAGGATACACCAAGGGAGTGTTTCAAGCAGAAGCAACCCCCTACACAAATCTTTTAATGAAAATGGGTGTAGATAAATTTGAAGATCTAGCTGCATCAAATGCTCTAGTTCGCCCTGGCGCAATGAACACAGTCGGGGCATCTTATATTAATCGTAAGCATGGGCGTGAAGCGGTAGAGTATACGCACACTATTTTAAAGCCTTTTACAGAAAACACATATGGTGTTATTATATATCAAGAGCAGGTTATGCAAGCATGTGTACACCTGGGAGGGATGTCTTGGTCTGAAGCCGATAAGGTACGCAAGATTATTGGTAAAAAGAAAGATGCAAAAGAGTTTGACGAATTCAAAGATCAGTTTGTTACTGGGGCTTCAAAGCACATTACTAAGAAAAAAGCAGAAGAGTTATGGCATGACTTCGAAGCTCACGCAGGTTATTCTTTTAACCGTTCCCATGCTGTTGCTTACTCTATGCTATCTTACTATACTGCTTGGCTCAAAACTTATTATCCTTTGGAATTTATGTTCTCGATTCTTAAAAACGAAAATGACAAGGACGCAAGAACAGAATACTTAATTGAGGCTAAAAGACTTGGCTTGAGTATCAAGCTTCCTCACATTAATGAGTCTGATATATACTTCTCTTTACAAGGAGAGTCTATTCGATTTGGTTTAGCTGAGGTAAAGTTTATCTCAGACAGTATTGCAAACAAAATTATAGAAAAGAGGCCATACAAAGATTATGCTGATTTCATTGATAAAGCGTCAAAAAAAGGTAGCGGCATTAATAGCAGGGCTATCACTGCTCTTAATTCCATCGGTGGTGCGGCTTTTGACGATAATCCAAGACAAGGTAACGAGAAAGACAACTACTACGAATACCTAGGAATACCAACATTTAATTTGGCTGGAATTCCTCCACGCATTAAAGCACAGGCAAGACCAATTCAAGACTTCGATGACCTAGGTTCATTTGTTATGTTTGGAATGGTTAAAAGTATTAAGCGTGGAAGTGGGTGGGCAAGAGTAGAACTTGTAGATGAGACAGGCTCTATTGGTCTATTCCATACAGAGCAGACACAAATTGAAACTAATCAGATGTACTTCATTTTAGTTGGAGATAATCGTATTGCCAGATATATTAAGGTAAGTGACATAGATCCTAAATCAGATGATTTGTTTGTCGACTACCTATATAGAAAAGAATATGACCTAGAAGAAGATGAATATATTGTAGTTAACTTTACTCCATATACAACCAAGGCTGGGAAACAAATGAGCCATATTGTATTGTCTAACAAGGATAAAGAGTTAACTAGAGTTATTGCTTTCCCAACAATGTATAAGATGTCTCTTGCTAAAATGCGAGAGGGAATGAAATGTAAGGTTGTGCTATCTAAATTAGATGACGGCACATTAAATGTAAAGGAAATACTATGACAGAAGCACCAGACGATATCTTTGCACAGCTAAATGTTACAAAGATATTAGTAGCAATATTAGAATCACACAAGGAGCTAATGGTTCCTACCAGCGTTTTAATTGATGCTTTAAATGAAGACAAAGAGCTACAGGTTGATTATGATGCAGACAATCAGACATTTGTATTTAAGTTAAAGGTAAAAGATGACAACGCTAAGCACTGATTATGGGCTTGATGCATTTGCAGCAGTCCTACATGAGTCAGCTTTAGAAAAAGGTTTTTGGGATGGCGAGATCACATACGACAAGATTGGTAACAAGCTTGCTTTGGTACATTCAGAAGTAACTGAAGTCTTAGAAGCTATTCGCAAAGATAAAGGGTCAGAAGAAATTGTAGAAGAGATGGCTGATGTAATTATTAGATTGCTTGATCTTTATGCTGCAATGATGAATGAAGGATTTGTCGAACATTCTTTAGATGAAGTAATGGACAATAAGATAAATAAAAATAAAGAAAGACAAAGGCTTCACGGGAATTTGTTTTAATGCTATACTAATACAAAGAAAAGGTTTACATGACTATACAAATAAATGACATATTAGCAAAGCTTGATCCTAAAACAAGAGCTAGAGTACAATCAGCGCAGGACATTAAGGTTGAAAAACAATTGACGCCAAGCATTGGTTTAAACATGGCACTTAAAGGTGGATTGGGATATGGAAGACAAGTTCTTGTTTGGGGAAACAAGTCAGCAGGAAAGTCTTCATTCTGCCTACAGATGATTGGTTTGGCTCAAAAAGAAGGAAAGACTTGTGCATGGATTGATGCTGAGGCATCATACGATCAATCATGGGCTGAGTCTTTAGGTGTAGATTCATCTAAGTTAATCTACTCACCAGCAAAAACAGTAAATGATATGGTTGATGTTGCAACAAAGCTTATGGATGCAGGAGTAGATTTAATTGTTGTAGATTCAATCTCAGCACTTCTACCAGCTATTTACTTTGAAAAAGATGGAAATGAAATGAAAGATTTGCAAGACACTAAGCAAATCGGAGCAGAAGCAAAGGATATGACTCATGCAGTCAAGATGTTAAATTATGCAAACAAAAATACACTATTGGTACTCATCTCACAGCAAAGAAATCAATTTGGATCTATGCATGCCTCCCACATTCCGACAGGAGGAATGGCAGTTAAATTCTTCTCTTCCACTGTCATTAAGCTATGGTCTTCAGAAGCTGAAGCTAATGCGATTAAGGCGGGCATTAAAGTTGGTGACAAAATCATTGAACAAAGAGTTGGCAGACCAGTCAATTGGATTATTGATTACAACAAACTCGGCCCCCCTAATCTTTCAGGACAGTACGACTTCTATTACCAAGGAGAAATCTTAGGAGTAGATGCAGTAGGAGAGACGCTAGATGTTGCAGAAATGTGTGGTGTTGTTGAAAAGGGTGGAGCATGGTACACAGTTAATGGAGAAAGACTACAGGGTCGTGCCAAGGCTGTTGCTTACCTCAAAGAAAATCCAGAAGTAGTTGCAGAGTTGGCTGAGAAGATCAATGCCAAATCTTAATGAGTTTTTAAATAAACCAGAACAATCAAAGCCTATTCATTCCACATTGGAGAGTCTTGATGGTGTTAGGCCATGTTCTAAGTGTGATCTTGATGTGGATGGTGGGTTGTGGGATCCAGAAAGTTTAACCATGCAATGGACATGCACTGATGGGCATGAGACAAGATATCAGGTAGGATAATGTCTGAAAGAGCAGAAGTTAAAAGAGACGGTGCTAAGGCACAAAAGAACAGCGGACGTGGTGATTATCAAAAAGGAGATGCAAAGTGGAATCAATTTCTTGTTGATTACAAAGAAGCGTCATCATCATTTACATTAAATAAACCAGTGTGGTCTAAAATCTGCACTGATACATTTAAGGTAAGCAGAGATATGCACCCAGCTTTAAAAATAATAATAGGTACAGATTCTAAGGTTCGTCTTGGAATCATTGAATGGACGGTATTAGAAGATCTAATATCGTTCTGGGAGGAAAATCATGAGTAATCCAGATGTTAGTTTTGTTGGAAAGATTGGGCAGGATCCAGTTGCTTTAGGCAATGGCGGATTAAGGCTAAGAGTTGCAACCAATGACCGTATTAGAGATGACTCCACTGGAGAATGGAAAGACGGTCCAACTTCTTGGTGGACAGTTAAAGTTTGGAATAGACTTGCAGAGCAAGCTAAAGATGTCCTTAAAAAAGGACAAGAGGTTACTATCTCTGGAGTAATCTATGAAGAGACATGGAAAGACAAAGAAACGGGACAAACCAAAAATAGTTATGAAATTAAAGCCACTAGCATTGGCTTGACTCCATGGTCTGTTTCACGTGAGAAGGCTTCGTCTAGCGCAAGCTGGGACATGAACGCAGAGGTTCCATTCTAGTGATTTCTTTTATTTGTGGGGCGGCAATTGGATTTATTATTGGTTACGGCCTTGGTTTATTTATTGACAAATTAGACAAAAGGGAAAAAAATGGCAGAAGATAAAAATACACTTGAGTTGATAAGCGATATCACAGAGTTTAATGACCTGCATGATTTTATGAAGGATGAGCATTTGGATAAAGCTCTGGCTATTGTGGTAAAATTATTAATGAACCCAGACGTCCCATCTGCTAAAGCTCCACATTTAATTATGGAGCTACAGGCTATGTCAACTAAGTTTGCCGTACTTGCTTCAGTATATTCTACTATTGCAAAAGACAAAGCTGGAACAGCAAACAACAATAAAAAGAATATTTATTATTCAGTAAAGGAGTCCATAGACAAACTTGTAGATGCACTTAAGTATGTCGTTAGGTACAATTCGTAAATGGCAAGAGACATTGTAAAAAATTTAAAGTTTAAAAAGCATACGGGCAAACATTTCGATCCAGAATTATTTGCACAGCTGCTTGATGAGTCATACCGTAATACTAAACGTGCTGATGGAGAGATGACAAAGAAATCATTTAGCCCAAGCTCTTTAGGATACGGCCATGGAACATGCCCAAGATATTGGTACATGGCATTTAGTGGAGCAATGTTCATTGATGACAATGATGCTGTTGCTGTTGCTAACATGGCACAGGGCACACAGGCTCATGAAAGACTTCAAAAACTTATTTCTACAATGCCTCAATTTGTAGCAGAAGAAGAAGAGATCATAAACGAATATCCACCAATTCGTGGATTCATTGACTTAATCATGGAGTATGATGGAGAAACCGTAATTGGTGAAATTAAGACGGCAAAGCAAGAAGTGTGGGATACAAGACAGTCAGAGATGAAGTCCTCAGCAAACCACATGCTACAGCTACTTACATATATGAAATTAAAGAATGCCAAAGAAGGATTCTTTCTTTATGAAAATAAAAACACACAAGAAGTTCTTATCATACCAGTCTCAATGAATGACAAAAATAAGAAGATAATTGAAGATACATTCTTATGGATGCAAGAGGTATGGGACAATTTTCAAAATGGAGACCTACCCATGAGGCCTTCTGGTGCAACTAAGTCTAAGATGCCTTGCACTTATTGTCCAGTTAAAAAGGAATGCTACGACAAATCTGGTCCAGTTGGTACTGTACAGATAGAGATGTATAGTGTGCCAAAATTATGATATGTTCAAATAAAGAGTGTGCAAAAGATTTTGAGCCTAAGACCCATAATCAAAAATATTGTGCAGATGAGTGTTGCAGAATTGCAACAAACAGAAGGATAATGGAAAAATATTATGAGAAAAAAGCAATTAAAAATGGATCAATAAGGTTATGCTCTAAGTGCAAAGCTCAATTAAGTAGATACAACACAGAATCAATTTGTGCTGCATGTGATAAAAAAAGAAATAAAACAAAAAATCTTTTAGAGGAAATCATAAATGAAATTAGGTAGCCTTGTAAAAACAAAAGCACATCGTGTACTTGGTATAGACGCATCAACCAATTCAATTGCTTTTTGTTTAATGGAGGGCAACAAGCCATTAAAGTGGGGTAAGATTGAGCTATCTGGTATGGATATATATGAAAAGATATACGATGCAAAAGTAAAAATGCATGCAATGCTAGATGAACTAAGGTCAGACTATATAGTAGTAGAGGGTGCTATACTTGTCAGATCACCTGATGCTGTGATAAAATTGTCATATGTCTATGGAGTTGTTATTGCAGAGCTTATGGCCAGCGGTGCTAGCGTCATTACTATACCACCTAGCTCATGGCAAGCGTATATCGGAAATAAAAATCCAACTAAATCAGAAAAAGAAGCAATAAGAATTAAAAATCCAGGCTACGCAGATTCTTGGTACAAAAACCAGCTAAGGAATATGCGTAAGCAAAGGACAGTAGATTATTTTAATAAGATGTATAGATTAGAATTAAATGATTTTGATGTGGCAGATGCATTCGGCATTGCACACTACTCTAATGAGGTGCTAACAAAAAGATGAGCCCAGACTACAACGATAAAAGCAACCAAGAGGATTTTGTATTAGATCTGCTTGGCAATAAAAAGAATGGATATTATGTAGAGTTAGGTGCTTTTCATTCTAAGAACGGAAGCAACACATATAATTTAGAAAATGAATTCGATTGGAACGGAGTATCTTTTGAAATAGTTCCTGAGTTCCATAAAGAGTTTTCTGAAAATAGAAAGAACCCTTGCATACTGGGAGATGCAACTCAGTTTGATTACATTAAATATTTTGAAGAAAACAATTTCCCAAATCAGATAGACTACCTTCAGGTAGACATTGATTCAGGATATGATATGAACGGCAGGCCAGTAGGAAACCATTATCTAACACTTCATGGACTAATAGCAGTGCCTTTAAATAAGTATAGATTTACTGTCATAACATTTGAGCATGATGCAAATATGTATTGGAAAAACATTGCTATGAGAGATGCTCAAAGAGAGATACTAGATTCGCTTGGATACTCCCTTGTTGTAAGAACAGAGTCAGAAGACTGGTGGGTAGATCCAAACGAGATAAGTTTGCCAAACTACAGAAAGCATTTCAAATGGGATCATCTGTAAAGCTTTATCAAAGCAAAGACTGGTTGTACAGACGATACATAGTACAAAGAAAAACAATTATTGAAATTGCAAAAGAGTGTAACGTCTCTGCTATGACTATACAGAGATATGTAGAACAGTTTGGATTGATTAAAAAAAGATGAGAATATGCTATAATATTTTTCATATAGAAAACCTAGGTGAATCCTCTGAAATTAGAAAAAAATTAAGTGATCAAGTTATTTCTACTTTAGACGGTGTTATTGATAGAATTAAAACAGAACCAGTATTAATTAATAGTCAAGATCTGTATGATAATTTTGTAAATAATGTATTTGACCTGAAGCCACAGTTCCAGTTTAAATTTGGAGAGGTTGGAGTCTGGGCTAGCAATGTGGTTGCTCTCAATGAATTTATTAATTCAGACTATGATGTGCTTATGCTAATGGAAGATGACATTGAAATAAATAATAATTTCTATGAATTGCTATCTGAGTACTTAAAAGTTATTCCAGAAGATTGGGACGTCTTTAGCTACTTTATTCACCCAGACCAGTTTCATAGATACATTAATACAGGTAGTCAAGATGAAATAGTTTTGGCATATCAAGACTGGTCCATGCTTTGCTGGTTAATAAATAAGCCAGGAGCTATAAAAATAATAGACGACATATCTAAAAATGGAATAAGCATGCCCATAGATTGGTACGTTTTCAGGCAGCCAGAAAAATTTAAATCATATTCATTAAGCCCTACTGCTAGGCGTGGATGTGAGCTTTATCACACATCTTCAACATTTCAACAAATAGACGAGAGGATAAAAATAAATGGGGCACTCTGATCCAACAAATAAACCATGGACAATATCAAAAATTAAAGAATTAAACCCCACAACTGTATTAGATTGCGGTGCTGGAGCTGGTATATATTTAGATTTAATTAGAAAAGAAATTGGAGACAATGTAATTGTAGATGCAGTTGAAGTTTGGATGCCATACATAGAGCAGTTTAATCTAGCTAATAGATATAACTCTTTACACAATATTGATTTAAGGGAAATTTCTAACTTTAGGTATGACCTAGTCATACTGGGTGACGTTTTAGAGCATATGACAGAGGAAGAGGCGTTAAAAGTTTGGGACCTTGTTGCGTCTCAGGCCAAATATGCAATTATATCTATACCGATTATCCATTATCATCAAGATGCAATTAATGGTAACCCTTATGAGGTTCACGTTGAAGAGGATTGGAATACAGAAAAGGTATTGAAAAAATTTAAAAATATAGTAGAGCATGTAGAGTTTCCACAAACTGGAGTGTTTGTGGCAAAGTTTTATGAGGAGAAATAAAATGGCGGGATACCCAGAAAGAGAAAAAGGATTTCAAATGTGGGTAACAGACCTACAGTTATTAGCTACAGACGCACCGTCAGGAAACAAGATCATGAATGAATGTCTTGATATTGCTGAGATGTTAATTAAAAAGAATGTATCATACGGAGACTCTGCTTTAAATCCAATGAGGCTATTCGCACAGTCAGACTCAGTAGAGCAATTAAAGGTTCGTATTGATGACAAACTAAATAGAATTAATAACTCACAAGGGTATGCTGGCGACAACGATATTGATGATCTAATTGGGTATTTAATATTACTACGTATTGCCATGTCCCAGGTTGCTATTTCAGTCGACTAGAAGTATAATATTAGTATGAGCGAAATAGAGCCAGCAGTACATTTTGACCGAATGAATAAAGTCGTTGAGGAACTCCTCAAAGGCAACTCAGCCACACAGATAGCAACCGCTACAGGCTTCTCAAGAAAAGAAGTTTTAGAGTTTATTGAAGAGTGGAAGTCTGTTGTACATAATGATTCTAACATAAGAGACCGTGCAAGAGAAGCCATCTCTGGCGCTGACCAGCACTACGCAATGCTTATCAAAGAGGCCTGGAAGACTGTAGAAGACGCAGATCAAAGCGGGCAGCTTAGTGTTAAAGCGGGAGCCCTAAAGCTAATTGCAGACATAGAGACTAAAAGAATAGCAATGCTTCAATCTGTTGGAGTTCTAGAGAACACGCAGATAGCTTCACAAATTGCAGAGACAGAACGCAAGCAAGAAATATTGGTTGGTATATTAAAAGAAACAACCGCATCTTGTCCTAAATGTAAAATGGATGTTGCAAAAAGACTATCCCAGATTACTGGTGTAGTGGAGGCAATAGTAATTCAGGACGCAGATGTCATTTGATTTTTCAGATTTAATTGACATACTTGACGGAGAAGAATTTGAAGAGCGTCCAGTAGACCTACAAACATTTGTTACTGACCCAAACTATTTAGCCCTGCCACCATTATCCGAATTACAGTATACTTTAATTGAAAAGTCATCTCAAATATACAAAGAGTCTACACTAATAAAACTTTTTGGAGAAGAAGACGGTAAGCTGAGATTTAAGCAGACATGCAATGAAGTAATTGCCCAGCTAGGTAAGGGTTCTGGTAAGGACTACACAGCTACCATATCAGTAGCATATCAAGTGTATTTATTGTTATGTTTAAAAGATCCAGCAACATATTATGGTAAGCCACCAGGTGACACAATTGATATCCTTAATATTGCTATTAACGCACAGCAAGCAAACAATGTTTTCTTTAAAGGATTTAAAACAAGAATTGAATTGTCGCCATGGTTTGCTGGAAAGTATGAGCCCAAGGCCTCAGAGATTAAGTTTGATAAGAATGTAAATGTATACTCAGGCCACTCTCAAAGAGAAGCATGGGAAGGATACAACGTTATAACTGTTATCCTTGATGAGATCTCTGGCTTTGCTATGGAAAATACAACAGGACATGACCAGGCTAAGACAGCTGATGCTATATATGACATGTACCGTGCATCTGTGATGTCCCGTTTCCCAGACTACGGAAAAGTAATTTTACTTTCATTTCCTCGTTTTAAAAATGATCCAATACAAAAATTCTATGATTCTGTTATTGGAGAAAAAGAAACTATTATTAGAACAAAGACTCTTAAGATGGACGATGATCTTCCAGACGGAACTGATGGCAATGAGATAACTATCGATTGGGAAGAAGATCATATCATATCTTATCTGTATCCTAAAACATATGCTTTAAAAAGGCCAACATGGGAAGTCAACCCAACTAAAAAGATTGAAGATTTTAAAGTAGACTTCTACAAGAATTCAATGGATGCTCTTGGTAGATTTGCTTGCATGCCACCAGAGATGGTAGATGCTTTTTTTAAGTCACGTGAAAAGGTAGAGAAGGCATTTAATAATACTGCTCTTGCCGTAGACAGCTTTGGTAGATTAGAAGAATGGTTTAAGCCAAAAGAAGATACAAGATACTTTATACACGTTGACCTTGCACAAAAGCACGACCATTGTGCAGTCTCCCTAGCACATGTTGAAAGATGGGTTAATGTTAGAGTTACAAACGAGTACTCTCAGCCAGCACCAATTGTTAGTGTAGATGCAGTTAGATACTGGACACCTACACCTGATAAGTCTGTTGATTTTACTGAGGTTAGAGACTATATACTTGCACTTAAAACTCGTGGGTTTAATATAGGAGTGTGTACATTTGACCGCTGGAACTCTCACGATATGATGCAGCAGTTAAAGCAATACGGAATCAATACTGAAATTTTGTCAGTGGCTAAGAAGCACTATGACGATATGGCTATGGTTGTTTTAGAAGAAAGACTTAATGGTCCATATATACCGCTTCTAATTGATGAATTGTTGCAGTTAAAAATTATGCGTGATAAAGTTGATCACCCAAGAAAAGGTTCTAAAGACTTGGCGGATGCAGTCTGTGGGTCTATATTTAATTCAATTAGTAGGACAAGGCCAGATATGAATAATGAAATAAACATTCATACATATGAGTCAATGTCAATACATGATGATTTTAGTAGAGATAACCCAGATGTAACATCAACTAATATGATCAGGGCACCAAGAATGCCACAGGATTTAAGAGAAGCAATGGACAGGATGCAAATAATATGAGTGAATATCAAGATAAAGCTAAAGAGTGCAAGTGCTGTGGCAAGCATGTTCCTCTTCCAACTGTATTGAGAGAGTTTAATGGGATAGTTGTATGCCCAACTACATTTGCCAATATAATGGAATACACTAGAGTTTGGAACTCTATTGGATCAAGGCCTCCTGGAAAAATAAGAAAACATTTTTCAGAGTATGTACAGCAGATAGTTGAAAAAAGCATTGACAATAACGATAAGATTATACTATAATTACAACTAGGTAACAGTAGCTTAGTTGGTTAAAGCCCCGAACTCATAATTCGGTAATCGTAGGTTCGAGTCCTACCTGTTGCACATGGGAGAATATGTGAAAGATATAGAGTACTACATAGAAATCGGTGCTGTTTCAGTTGAAGGCATTGATGAAGATGGAGAGTTTATTTTTCTTATAACAGAAAAAGCCAAAGATGTTGCTCCAGAATTATGGAAAGCCCATACAGAATATATTGATGACGCAATGCTAAAACTTTTTGAAAGTGGATTTTTAGATGTATCTTATGATGAAAATTTAGAAGCAACTTTCTCTCTAAGCCCAGAAGGAGAAGAGATGGCAAAAGAATTAGGGCTTGTAGAAATGAATAAAGAAGAAGAATAGTACACCTCTGTAGCTCAGAGGAAGAGCAACAGACTTCTAATCTGTTGGTCGCTGGTTCGATTCCAGCCAGGGGTACGATACGAAGTATCACTTATATAAGGAGAAAAAAAATGAGCGAAGCAAAGTGTCCAGTAACTGGGCATTTAACTAATGCAAATGCAACAAAGAATGCAGACTGGTGGCCTAATCAGCTAGACCTATCAGGACTTAGAAAGCATTCAGAGAAATCTAATCCTATGGGAGATGATTTTAATTACGCTGAAGAGTTCAAGAGTCTAGATCTTGATGCTCTTAAAAATGATATTAATAATCTTTTAACAGATTCACAAGAGTGGTGGCCAGCAGATTACGGTAATTATGGACCATTCTTTATTCGTATGGCATGGCATTCTGCAGGAACATACAGAACTACTGATGGTCGTGGCGGTGCTGGAGAAGGGCTACATAGATTTGCTCCACAAAATTCTTGGCCAGATAACGGCAACCTAGATAAAGCACGTCGTTTGTTATGGCCAATTAAGCAAAAGTACGGCAAGAAGATTTCATGGGCTGACCTAATGATACTTGCAGGCAATGTTGCACTTGAAAACATGGGCTTTAAGACATTTGGTTTTGGTGGAGGTCGTGAAGATGTTTGGGAGTCTGACGATACATACTGGGGTGCCGAAAAAGAATGGCTTGCAGACAACCGCTATAGCGGAGACCGTGAGTTAGAAAATCCTCTTGCAGCAGTGAAAATGGGTCTTATATATGTAAACCCTGAAGGACCTAACGGTAACCCTGATCCAGTTCTTTCTGCAAGAGATATTCGTGAAACATTTGCTCGTATGGCAATGAATGATGAAGAAACAGTTGCACTAATTGCAGGAGGACACGCATTTGGTAAAGCACACGGTGCTGGAGATCCTTCACACGTTGGCCCAAACCCAGAAGCTGCTCCTCTTGAAGAGCTTGGTCTTGGATGGAAGAATTCATTTGGTAAGGGAAATGCAGAAGACACAATCACAAGCGGTATTGAAGGTGCATGGACCGCAACACCAACTAAGTGGGATAACTCATACCTAAAGTTATTATTTAAGTATGACTGGAAGCAAACAAAATCACCTGCTGGTGCAACACAATGGATCCCAACAGATGAGTCTGCATCTAATTTAGTACCAGATGCACATGTTGAAGGCAAGTTTCATGCCCCAGTTATGACAACAGCAGACCTTGCATTGAGGTTTGATCCAGAGTATGAAAAGATTTCACGTAGATTCCTTGAAGACTTCGACTACTTCTCAGATCAGTTTGCTCGTGCTTGGTTCAAGCTAACTCATCGTGATATGGGTCCAATTGCAAGATATCTTGGTAAGGAAGTCCCGTCAGAAGAACTTATTTGGCAGGATCCAGTAGGCAATCAAACAAGAAGCAGCCTATCAGTAAAAGATGTAGACGCTATTAAAGAAAGAATTATTTCTTCTGGGCTATCCCCAAATGAATTAACTACAACAGCATGGGCATCTGCATCTACATTTAGAAAGACAGATAAGCGTGGCGGTGCTAATGGTGCCCGTATAAACCTTGCTCCACAAAATACATGGAAGGTAAATGATCAAGATGTAATCAATAAGGTTATTTCTGTTTTAAATCCAATTAAAGATGAGTTTAAAATTTCACTTGCTGACCTAATTGTATTAGGAGGAATGATTGGTATCCAATCAGCCGCAGGCAATAGCGGTATAGATGTTGAGCCAATGATAAAAATTGGAAGAGGAGATGCAACACAAGAGCAAACAGATGTTGAATCATTTGCAGTTCTTGAGCCAAAGTTTGATGCATTCCGCAACTACATTGACCCAAGTATTACTGCGCCAGAAGAAGTTCTGCTAGTAGAAAAATCTAACTTGCTAGGGCTAACTCCAGTAGAAATGGTTCTATTATTATCTGGAATGAGAATGTTAAAGTATAACGAGTTAAGCAATACATATCTTGTTAGACTTCTTTCTTTTACAAATTCAGAAAATGCAATCAATATACCTCGTGTAGATCTTATAATTCCATCTAATTCGGAACTAAGAGCAATTGCAGAAGTGTATGCATCAGATGACGCTAAAGAAAAGTTTGTTAATGACTTTGTTTCCGCATGGACAAAAGTAATGAATGCTGATTTATTTATTAAGGAGAGAAAATAAATGAGAAGTGCAATGTTTTATCTATTACATTCAACAGCAATTATTGGCTTAATGATTGGCTCATATGCTTATGGGTTTAAGCAGGCTGCCAGTAATGCAAAAGAAAAGGCCTTTGGTTTAGCCAAGCGCAGATAGTAAAAGTCCTGGGTATGACTAAAACTGCCCCAAGTTCCTATAGCTCAGCTGGTAGAGCAGCAGACTTTTAATCTGCGGGTCGATGGTTCGAGCCCATCTGGGGACACAAATATAAAAATGGTATAATTAAAGTAATCAATTTTCTAGGAGGAAATAAAATGGCAGCAGTACAAGGATCAGCAGCAAGACTAGTAGAAGTAGCACTTGCAGAAGTTGGATATATTGAAGGACCAAAAGACAACGAAACAAAGTATGGTAAGTTTACAAAATCAAATTTTCAACCATGGTGCGGAAGTTTTATTATGTGGTGTGGAAATGAAGCTGGCGTAAAAATTCCTAATACAGTTTACACACCAGCAGGAGCACAGGCATTTATTAAAGCTGGTACATGGCAGAAAGCAGAAGAAGCAACACCACAGCCAGGAGACATAGTGTATTTTGATTTCCCAGGAGACGGAGTCGACAGAATTTCTCATGTTGGAATTGTTGTAAAAGACAATGGAGACGGAACAGTAACATGTGTAGAAGGAAACACCAGCCCAGATAAAAAGGGAGACCAAAGAAATGGTGGAGAAGCTTGCTTAAAGGTACGTGCATACAAGAAGAAGAACGGATCAAAGCTTCGTAAGTCTCAGGTAGTATCAATAGTAGGATTTGGAAGACCAGCATTTGGTGTAGCAGTAAAGCCAAAGGTAGAAAAGCCAGCCGCTAAAAAAACTGAAACAGTAAACACAACAACATTAGAAGGCATTAAGAAGGCGTCTAAAAAGACAACTAAGTAATGTTTCAATACTATGTAAAAAAAGTTACAAAGGTTGTAGACGGAGATACAATTGATGTTGATATAGATCTTGGATTTGATATTTCATTTAGCTCAAGAGTAAGACTAGCTGGAATAGACACACCAGAATCTAGAACTGCAGATAAGATGGAAAAAGCTCTTGGTCTTGAAGCCAAGGCTTACCTAAAGAATGCAATTGATTCTGCTAAATCTGTAGTTATTAAAACAGAAAAGATTGACTCCTCAGAAAAATATGGAAGAATTTTAGGCTGGTTGTTTTTAGATGGGTCTGAAATTTCTGTTAATGAAAAGATGATTCAGGACGGACACGCATGGGGATACATGGGTGAGACTAAGGTAAAAGACTTTGAGGCCTTAGCAAAAGCTAGAAAGAAATCTGGTAAATGAAAACAGTAATAGTAACTGGTGCTAGTAAGGGTGTTGGTGAGGCTACTGCAAAACTTTTATCTGAAGAGTACGAAGTAATAGCCCTATCTAGGAATATAGACTTGATGAATGAGTCATTTAAAGACTTTGAAAACATTAAGCCATACAAAATAGACCTTCAAAACCTAGATCAAATTGAAAAGTTTAAGGAATATATTCAAGATAAAGATATACGTGCATTAATTAATAATGCAGGCGGGGGTGGAGGAAGCAATAATATTGCTATTGACAAGGTTGAAAACTGGCAGTATGCCTATAATGTTAATGTAATTGCTCCCATGCTATTGTCTCAAATAGTAATACCTTCTATGAGAAAAAATAAAATTGGTGATATCGTTATGATAACATCAATATGTGGCTATTACCCATATGCATCTGGTGGTAACTATGTTTCAGCAAAAAGAGCAGAAATTGCATTCTCTGAAACATTAAGGATGGAAATGGCAGGCTTGGGAATTAAGGTTTCTCAAATAGCACCTGGTACAATAGATACTGATAAGAATAATCCAAGAGAGATTGCTTTAAAGTCAGAAGACTTAGCAGAAACTGTTAAATGGATATTGTCTTTGCCTCCACATGTTAATGTGGATTCAATGACAATAATGCATCCATATAATCAAAGACACGGATAAAGGGAGTAGTTATGTTAAACAAAGACTTAGTTCATCAAGAGCTGTATGATGGGGTATATTATTATGAAAATGTAATATCTGATCCTCAAAGACTTATGGAAGTTATTGAAAGCACAGAAGGCGTAGAAGAACTACAGGAAATTATTGCCAACTGGGTTGACTGGGGCGTAGAAGCAGACAGAGGAACAGTATATTGGTATGGTAAAAGAAAAAGAGTTTTATTAAATGATTTAGACGACATAGACTCAGTCGAGGTATCAGAAGAAAGCAGAGCAATTTGCAAAGAGATCTTTGATACAATCTTTGACGGCTTCCGTGCAGTATGTGATGACTATAAAGTAAAAAGAAATATTGATGATGAAGTAATTGTTTTAAATCAGATGAATGTTCACAAGTATAAAGAAAATACATGGATGGGTACGCACCATGATGCTCAAGAGGGAGATACTAGATTAAAGTATTCTTTGCTTCTTTATATTAATGATGACTATGAAGGTGGAGAGCTTTCATTCTGTATTAAAGACGGAGTACTCAGCAACCCAGACAAGGAGTTCCCAGAAAATACTTGGAACCATATGGTTGAAAAGTGGGAAGAGCCAAATGATTTTGCAGCTCAAGGTGCATTAGATGATCCTATTAATGAAGGAAAGATTACATTTTCATTAAAGCCATCAGCAGGCAGCATCTTAATATTCCCATCAAAGGCTCCTTATAACCACACCGCACACATTGTTAAGAGTGGCTGGAAATGGTTGGTTCCAGGTTTTTGGATTGATCCAAATGGTAAGGATGCAGCAGCAGCGCTAGCAGAATTAAAAGGTTACAAAAAGTAGTTGCAATCTTAGTTAGCTAAATGCTATAATAGTATGGTCACCTGCCAAATGGGGGTGGCCATATTACTTGCTTAAAAGGAGAATAAAATGGTAACACAATTTGCTATGGATATATTTAAGGATCCATTTTTTATTGGCTTCAACAGAGAGTTGGAGCGTTTCAATAGTCTTAGTAAGGTAAACAATACGGCATTTCCGCCATATGATTTGCTAAAGCTAGGCGAAGATAGCTATCAGCTAACGCTGGCAGTTGCTGGATTCACAAGAGAAGATCTAACTGTGTCAATTGAAGACGGAAGTCTTTGGATTACAGGTGAAATTACAGAAGTAACAGATGCAGAAGTTGTCCACAAGGGAATCGCTGCACGTAAGTTCACAAGAATCTTTGAACTAAGTGAATACATGGAAGTTTCTAGTGTAGAACTAAAGGATGGCATGTTGCATATCCGTGTAGTTAGAAATCTACCAAAAGAAAAACAACCAAAAATTCTAAAAATTAAATAACCTTGAGACCTGGGTATGTCCTAAAACTGCCCACTTAATAGAAAGATTAAAATGATTATTCAAATAATTGGTCTCCCAGGTTCTGGAAAGACAGAGCTTGCAAAAGCTTTAAAAGAAAGAATTAATGCAATACATCTTAATGCAGATGAAGTCCGTTCAACAGTAAATTCTGATCTAGGCTTTAGTGCTGAAGATAGGATAGAGCAAGCAAGACGTATGGGAGAGATGGCAAGATTAATTGCCAAGCAAGGAGTAGCACCAGTAGTAGTTGACTTTGTTTGTCCTACAGAATTAACTCGTGTAGCATTTGGAAAACCAGATATTCTTATTTTTATGGATACCATTGAAGAGGGTCGATTTGAAGATACCAATAAAATGTTTGAGCGTCCTGAAATTTTTGATGCAACATTTGAAGACCACCGATTAAACGCTGATCAAAAAGCAACAGTAATCATTAAGTATTTTAATTTACATGACTGGTCCGCACCAACAACCCTAATGCTTGGAAGGTACCAGCCTTGGCATGAAGGACACCACGCACTTTATAAAGAGGCGGGTAAGAGAACAAGTCAAGTTCTTCTTGGTGTACGCAATACATACAACACAAGCGAAAAAGATCCACTTAAATTTGATCAGGTAAAAGAATATATTGCCAAGGATGAATTTATGGACGGCGCATTAGTATTAAGATTACCTAACATTACCAACATTGTATACGGCAGAGATGTTGGTTATAAGATTGAGCAGGTAGATTTAGGTGCAGACATACATGCTATTTCTGCTACGCAAAAACGTAAAGAAATGGGTATATAAATGTTAGAGAATGCTATTGCAGTTGTTGCTTCGCTTATAATTGCTGGAATTATGGTCTATGTGGTAGACAAGAAGTTTGGCGGAAAAGACGATAGCGACATTATTTCATGAAAGTAACCAAAGCTAGGTCATTTGCTAAAGCACTTAGTTATCGAATATGGGGCACACTTTCATCATTTGTTGTTGCATATGTAATTACTGGTGACGCAACTCTTTCAGGAGCTATTGCTTTTTGGGAAACAGTAGTTAAAATATTTATTTATTATGCACATGAGCGTGGGTGGAACTATATTCAATGGGGTAGAAAATGAAATTTCATTGGATGGTAAAGAACAATCTTAACCCTAAAGATTTAAAAACTTTGTCTAAAGTGATAGACTTTTACAAGTATGATTCTATGCTATTAACATTCCACTCAGATGAATCAGACTATTGGATCAAGGCTGCCCATGCAATTAATACTGAGGACAAGGTTAAGTATATGATTGCTATTAGGCCATACGCCATAACAGCAGCATATTGCTCTATGATGATAGATGCATTTAATGAGATTGAGCCAGGCAGAATATCTTTAAATATAATAGCTGGCACACATGACGATGATCAAGCATTGTTTTGTATCCCCACTTCAATAGAAGACAGGAAAAAGCAAAGCGCCTTGTTTGTTGAAAGACTTAGGTCTATAAACAAAAATTGCCCAGAGATATTCTTTAGTGGTTCATCTAAGGAAACTGCTGAAAGCGTAGCTAAGTTTGGAGACGGGCAGATAGTTACGCTATCAAAATTTGATGAGATTGGATCACAGGGCGGAAGAACTATAGTAAGACTATCAGCTATTGTAGATGACAATGCTAAGTTTATTTATGACGGAATGCCAAATGGCAAGGAAAAGAATAATACTATATTTGGCAACAAGGAAGAAATAAAGAATCAGATTAAGCAGTTGGAAAATCAAGGGGCAACTGATATACTTATATCTAATACATCCTTTGGTACAAATGATTCAAATATACACCAAGTTGTACTAGAGATTTTAGGAGAAGACAGTGCCAGTTTATGAGTATAAGTGCAGCGAAGATGATGCACATGCGACAATGTCAGTAAACAGATCAATTCTTGAAGATGATCCAGGTTATACATGCATAGAGTGCGAGTCTCAAATGATAAGACATTTTACTCCATTCGGCATACAGTTTAAAGGTAATGGCTTTTATAAAACCGATAATCCTAAATAACTAAAGTGGTATAATTAACTAAGCAGACATCTTGTTTGCGTAGGAGCTATAGTTGAAAAGGGTTAAATTATTTAGAATAACAGCGTCCATAATGCTTGCATTTGGATGGCTTTTTATGTCCCCCGCCTATAGCGATGACCCACTTACAATAGCCGCAAAAAAAATTGAAAATTTAAATTCGGCGGTAGATAAGCTAGACTATAAAGATGGTCTAATTAATATGATTGACATAGCAGAGAATAAGTTCATGTATGCTAAAAATCTGCGGGATGCCAGAGATGCTGCTCAAGAAGCCCATGAAGATGCAGTAGAGGCAGAAGAACTAGCATTAGAAGAAGTAGATCTTGCCCAGTCAAATGTAGATGCTCAAACAGCAACAGTAGAACTTTCCTTTGGCTATAAAGAGGATGCCCTACAAGACAAAAACGATGCACAGGATGCTCTTAGCCTAGCTAATATTAATATACAAACAGCACAGTCTAACATGCAGGGTGCTGGTGGATCAGGTTTGGCATACAATGTTTATACTTTAATTAGGGTTGATGGCCTTGCAGCCACAGATGAATTCTTATGTAGTGGAACACTAAATGGAAACTATATGACTCGCCCAGTTTGTGGTAATAGATATGAAAACTTTATAGTTAAATTTACTGGACAGATAACAGTTCCAGAATGGTTCACATCAACAAAATTTGCAGGATATACAGATGATGGTTTTAGGATGTATATTG